TGCACCGGATACAGGATTTGGACAAGGCGCAGGTGTTCCTGTCGGAGATGATACAACACCTACAGATACACCTACAGATACAATTACAGGAACAGACACACCTGTAGATACAATTACAGATACACCTGTAGATACACCTGTAGATACACCTGTAGATACACCTGTAGATACACCTGTAGATACACCTGTAGATACACCTGTAGATACACCTGTAGATACACCTGTAGATACACCTGTAGATACACCTGTAGAAACAGAAGAAACAGAAGAAACAACAGAAATAGAAGAGCTTTTTGACGATGTTTTGTCAGACGGAAAAGAAGACGCGGCCGTTGCTGATTATACAACAGCAGAAGAAGTAGCTGATGTTGTTAATCAAATTGTAGCAAATACTCCTAATGCTGAAACACTTTCACCTGAGCAACTTAATAATTTTGTTGAACAAATTATTTCAGGGATGCCTGAAGCAGATTCATTAACATCTGAACAAGTTGAGGCTGTTGTAGAGTCTGCCACATCTAACTTACAACAAAGTGTTGATGACTTAGATACTGACATCAGCGGGATTCAAGAAACAGTAGAAGGTGTTGTTACTGGACAGACAGAAGCAGCAGAAGAACGCAGAGATTTACAACAAGCTGTTATTGATGTTGGTGGAGATATTGAAGCACTGGATGAACAAACTAGAGAACAATTTGATCAGTTTGGTCAGGATGTTAATGACTTGTTTTCTGATGTTAATGTCGATATTGAAGGGCTTCAAGAAGGTCAAGTTAGTCAAGCAGAAGCTCAAGCAGAATTTGAGTCTAGTGTAGCAGGTCAGTTTGAGCAAGTAGGTGGTGAGCTTACAGGTATTCAATCTGATATTAGTGGGCTAGGTCAACAAATCGGTGATGTTGGAGCAGGTCTTGCGGGGCTTGGTGAGGGCATTGCAGGACTAGGAGAAGGCTTAGGTGCTGGCTTAATGAGTCTTGCGTTACAACAACAACAACTTCCTCAACAACTTGCAGCGGCTATGCCTCGACAGCCTGTAAAATACGATAAGTTTCTTGAAAAATTAACACCTAGAAAAATGCCTAAGCCCTTAAAGGTACAAGGAATGTTAGTATGACATATAAAAATTTAGTAAACAATGTTTTAAGACGTTTGCGTGAAACGGAAGTTAGTATTGGCGGTTCTATTCAAGATAACGCATACAGCAAGTTAGTTGGTGATATTGTTAATGATGCTAAAAACACAGTAGAAAATGCTTGGGATTGGTCGGCACTTAGGACAACGCTAACAGTAACAACTCAGGCTAATGTATTTAACTACGCGTTGACCGGAAGCGGTAACAGTATTAAAGAGCTTAACGTGCTTAACGACACAACCAATGTTGTTATGTCTTACCAAAGCGCAAACTGGTTTGATGAAAAGTATTTAATTCAAGACGTTATTACAGGATCTCCAGAATACTTTACGTACAATGGGGTTAACGACTCAGGGGATACTTTGATTGATGTTTACCCTAAGCCAGATGGGGTTTATGCTTTGCGGTTTAACTGCGTATTACGCAATGTTCCTTTGAGCGCTGATGATGATCTCTTAAGAATACCTTCAACACCAGTAATTCATTTGGCAGTTGCTTTAGCGGCTAGAGAGCGGGGCGAAACCGGAGGAACATCAACACCAGAATACTTTAAAATGGCAAATACTTATTTGTCTGACGCAATTGCACAGGATGCGGGTAGACACCCAGAAGAAGTAATATTCTATACACCTTGAGGTTTTTATGGCACAAGAACTAAAAAGCATAAATCTTGTAGCTCCTGGTTTTAAAGGGATTAACACGGAGGACTCTCCGTTAGCTCAAGATCCTTCGTTTGCCGAAGTAGCGGATAACGCTGTAATTGATAAGCGAGGCCGAATTGCAGCCAGAAAAGGTTTAAACGTCATCACTACAAACAAAACTGCATTGGGGTCGGAAAGCATTCAAGCAATAAAAGAATTTAAGGATGACGGAGGAAACTCTGTTGTATTTTCTGTAGGCAATAACAAGATTATGACTGGCACTACTACTTTGGTAGATGCTACTCCGGGTGGTTACTCAATTAACGCAAACAACTGGAAAATAGTTAACTTTAATGACCACGTATATTTTTTCCAAAAAGGTTTTGAGCCTCTTGTTTATGACAATGCAAGTAACGCAGTAGCCACTTTAAGCTCTGTATCTGGCGCCGCCGGAATGACTAGCGCAAAGTACGGCAATGAAGTGTTAGCCGCATACGGAAGGCTTTGGACTGCAGATTTTAGCACTGACAAATCCACTGTTTACTGGTCTGATTTATTGCAAGGTCATGTATGGACTGGAGGTAGCAGTGGCTCTATTGATATAACAAAAGTATGGCCTGATGGTTATGACGAAATTGTTGCTTTAGCCGCTCATAACAACCTTCTGCTTATATTTGGAAAGCACAGCATTGTTGTTTATTCAGGCGCAGAAGTTCCTGCAAGCATGGCGCTATCAGATACAATTGCAGGTGTTGGTTGCGTTGATAGAGATACTGTTCAGTATACGGGGACCGATGTTTTATTTTTGTCTCATACTGGATTGCGTAGCTTTGGAAGAACCATCCAAGAAAAATCAATGCCAATCGGTAGCCTGTCAGCAAACATATCTAAAGACATTATTTCCCTACTAACCGAACCCAACGAATCTTTCACTTCAACTTATCACCCTGAAGAAAATTTTTATCTTCTTGTGTTTAGAAACCAAGACATTGCACTTTGCTTTGATGTTAGGGGCTTGCTTGAGAATGGGTCTTATAGAGTTACTAGATGGCCGGGAACAGGGTTTAAATCTTTTACCGGAAAAGACGATGGAACATTATTAATAGGCGGAAGCCACGGAGTTGGTACGTACTCAGGAAATACAGACAACTCCACCTCATATCGCTTTAAATACTTTAGCCCCGAGCTAACATTTGGCGACGCATCAAAACTTAAATTCCTTAAAAAGCTACGGCCAACAATTATTGGCGGCAGTGGTGCAAGTCTATTTATTAAGTGGGCCTATGATTTTGGCACAGTATATAACTCAGAATCTATTTCACTGACAACTCAAGGACTGGCTGAATACAATACAGCTGAGTTTAATGTAGGCGAGTTTGCTGTAGGTGAGAACACATCAAGAACGTCAATAAACGCTAACGGTAGTGGTGGAACTTTGACAATTGGGGTTGAATCAGACATCAATGGATTTGAATTGTCTGTCCAAGAAATAAACGTATTAGCATTAGCAGGTAGAACATTATGAGTAATTATACAAAAGCTACTGACTTTGCCGCAAAAGATAGCTTGCCTTCAGGTGATGCTGGCAAGATCATTAAAGGAACAGAGTTTGATAATGAGTTTGTTGCTATTGCTTCGGCAGTAACAACAAAGGCAAATCTTGCTTCTCCGACATTCACAGGCACAGTAACAATTCCTGCACTGACTTTTAGTGGAACTCTGTCAACAGGAACAATTGATGGGGGTACATACTAATGGCTTTAGAAGATATTCTAAATTATTTTGGGAGCGACAGCGGAAACTCGTTATTAAGCGGCGTAGCTGGGGGCTTGCTTACTAACGAAGCATACAAACGCTTAAGCGATATAGGTAACACAGCTTACGACCGTTCTATGGATCTTGCAGAAAGAGGCCAACAAGAGTCACAGTTCAAGCCGTTTACTGTAACTACTCCTACAGGATCTTCGTTTAATGCGCGTATGGGCGGTCAACCACAGCCTCCTATGCTGACTGGTGGCCCTGTAGCACCTCCTGCGGGGGTGTTTCCAATACAACCAGTGATAGGTGGTAGAGATTACATGCCACAGCCTCCTGTGGGGATAATGCCTCCAATGAACAGGATAGGACGCGCTAACGAGTCTACTGATAGGATGATACAGGAACTCCTACAGAATCAGAATCCGCGACAGCCACAGCCTACTGAGGTTCCTCGATTTGACACAGAGCTTAATCGAATGCCCGGAACTGTAATGGACGGTGGCGGTGCATTTGGACCTGTAGCGCCTCCTGCTGGAATGCCCCGCTTTGCTGGCGGTCCTGATAGCCAACCTGCGGCAGACGCTATGGCAAGGCAATATCAACAGCCAATGTCTCAGCCTCAAGAAGGTCTTAATGTAGAAATGTCGTTGTCTCCTGCAGAGCAAGCTATGTACCAAGGTTTGTTTGGAGGCGCTGGAAACTTCTTTGGTCAGGCTCAACAACCTACTGCAGGTAGAGAGCAAGACATCTTTAATCGAATAAGAGATGCTCAAAGACCAGAAGAAGAAAGGCAAAACCTTGCTTTAGAGCAAAGACTCGCGGCACAAGGAAGGCTTGGAGTTAGAACTGCGGACTTTGGCGGGACTCCAGAACAACTTGCTATGTCAAAGGCTCAGTCAGAAGCTCGCAACACAGCAATGCTGGGTGCTATGCAACAAGCTCAGGCCGAGCAAGCACAACAGGCCGCATTAGGTCAGCAGTTTTTAGGCTCTAGTTATATACCACAACAACAATTACTAGCTGCTTTACAACCCGGACTTACACAGCAACAAATGGCACAACAAGCTCAACAGTTTGGAACAGGGTTGTTTAGTGAAACTGCAATGTCTGGAATAGAATCTAAGTTAATTGCAGAGCAAGCAAGAGCAAATTTACTGGGCGGTATAGGTAGTAATGTTCTTTCAGGACTTATGACTCCTCAGTTTAATAAAGACGGGGACATTACAAGCCCCGGAGGAATAGGAAGTTCAATTGAAGGTTTTGCTGATTTACTTACAAAACTTTTTGGAAAATCATAGGGTAGGAGAATAACATGGCTAAGTTTTCACAAACATTTTTACAAGGTCTGTTACAACCCTCTTATCAAGAAGGTTTGTTTACCGCTGCTCGTGGTGTTGGACAAGCTCCCGGACTTAGAAAAATGCAACAAGTTCAACAAGAGCAACGAGACCAACTATCTAAAATAAATACTAATTCTCCCGAAGGTCTTATTACATTGTCTGACTTTTATCGTCAAAAAGGCGATATTGAGAATGCTGTAAAGTATCAACAAGCGGCACGTTCTTTAGCAGCGCAAAACGCAGCAAAAACAGAAGTAGAGGTTTTTAAAGAAAAAGTAGCGGTTGCGGCAGAAAGCGCTGGGCTTGTAAACCAAGCAGCAACAGCACGGTCTACTACAGACATGGACGAGCTTAGGTCTATTAGTAAGGACATTCGAAAATTTCAAATTGAGCAACTACCTTTAGACAACCCTGCCGTTATTAAAGCAAGACTAAGAATGGCTGGCTTTACTGTCCCTCAAATCACTGCTATGGGTACTCTTTCTAAAGAAGAAGCAGACGATTTACTTACAGGCCGCACAGGTAAACTAGAGGCTTGGCAGGACGCCGAAGGAAATATTAAAGCTGTCAACGTAAACGACTTTGGTTTAGTCTATAACGATCAAACTAACACGTATGTTAAAGCCAGTGATCTTCA